CTAACCGCGGGAAAATGAACGCCCGCCCATGGTTTCAAACGCCCGCGCAAACGCCCGCAAACCGCCCGCAAAACGCGCCCGCGCCCGCCCATGGTATGAAACCTGCAACGCGCGCAACGCGCCCGCGCGCCGTTGAAATATATACACTCTACTGGTACGGTTCCCCCCTTGCCTATGATGCGGAATGTCTGCAACGTTCCCCCTGAATAGCCAACATTTTTTCAGACTCCCCCCCACAAACAAACGCCCGCCCGGAACAAACGCCGCGCCCGGGATGAACCGCCCGCCCGCCCGCCATGCGCCGCGCCCGCCATGGCGCAACGTCGCAACGCGAAACGTTCGAACGCCGCGCCCGCCCATGGTTCAACGTCTGCAACCGACGCCCGCAACCGCCGCAAAAAAAAGGCGTGGACGCCGCGACGCCGCAAAAAAAAAAGGCGTCCGCGCCACGTGGCGGCGTCAAACGTGGGGGGGAATGTCCCCCCATTTTTTTGACGCGCCCGGTTATCGCGTCCCCGACGCCGCGCCAACGCCGGCAATTACCTTATGACCATATGGCGATGCAGACGTGGAATGAGTCTTGCCTAGCACGATCCATACCATCGCCATATCGCCACTCGAGCATATGGTCATGAGCTCATCCAGGGCGGGGGGACACTTGCACACTGGCTCATATGAGCATATGAGCAAGCGCGATCGGCACTCCGACTTGGCCCCCCTACCAACGTCCACCCCCCTTGTGACATTGACACAGCGTGTGAGGTGTGGTTAGCCTTGGACATGGAGACGGCACCCGACTACGCCAGTGACGAGGTCACCACCCATCAAGGTGGGAGGCCTCCCGGCAGCACGAATGCGGAGACAGCAGACCGGCGACGGAGGGTGGCGCGACTGCTTGCGACGCGAGGCGCGATGTCGGCGACGGAGATCTCGGACATCCTCGGGATCCACATTTCCACGGCGACGCGGGACCTGGCGGCGATCAAGGCCGAGTGGCGCGCCGAGATGTTGACGGACACGGACTCCGTGATCGCGAGGGACGTTGCGGAGATCGGGATGGTGAAGCAGGAGGCGTGGCGGGCTTACGCGATGTCGCTCGAACGTGGGGACGAGACGGTGACGGAGCAGGAGATTGGGGAGGGCAGGGTGTTGCGGACGACGGTGACGCAGAACCCTCGACCGAACTTGTCGGCGCTGAAGATGGTGGAGTCGTGCATCGAGAAGAAGCGGAAGATCCTCGGGCTGGACAAGGAAGACGCCCGAGGTGGTGGGCCGAAGAGCATCAGCTTCACGGTGCGGATTGGGGACCGGGTACTGGTGAGCGAGTCATCGACCGGGAGCTATGAAGACATCGAGGATGCGGAGATGGTAGAGTTGGATTCGTCGGGGAAGGCACTGCCGAGCAATTGTTCGGAGGAGTGATTGACGGAACAATGGCAGTACACCCGCCCGTCTCTGTACCCCAAGCAGGAAGCGGCGATCTTCGACGAGGCTCGGATGTCGGTCTGCGAGGCCGGGACGAAGTCGGGCAAGACCGTCGGATGCATGGCGTGGATTTTCGAACGGGCGTGGATGGGGAAGCGGGGATGGAACTACTGGTGGGTCGCGCCGTACTACGCTCAGGCAGCGATCGCCTTTCGTCGGATGAAGGACGGGATCCCTCCGCAGATCTTCAAAGCCAACGACAACGACATGACGTTGAAGCTGACCAACGGCACGACGATCTGGTTCAAGTCCGGGGACAAGCCCGACACCCTTTACGGCGAGGACGTGTACGGGTGCGTGGTGGACGAGGCGTCGAGGCTCCGGCAGGAATCCTGGTGGGCGGTTCGCTCGACCTTGACCGCGACGCGGGGTCCGCTTCGGATCATCGGCAACGTGAAGGGCAAGCTGAACTGGGCATGGAAGCTCGGGCGACGAGCGAAAGACTGGGTGGCGAGGTGGACCGAGGGCGGCGAGAAGGGTCCGAAGCTCTACGGGTACCACGTCATCACCTGCTGGGACGCAGTCGAAGCTGGCGTTTTGGACCGCGAGGAAATCGAGGATGCCCGCGACGACCTCCCACCGGCAGTGTTCGAAGAGCTCTACGAGGCACAGGCTACGGAGACCGGGTCGAATCCGTTTGGGATCGAGCAGATCCGCGAGTGCATTTTGGATCACTCTCCGTCTGGGACGCCGGTTGTGTGGGGCTGGGACCTTGCGCGGAAGCGGGACTGGTCGGTCGGGATCGGTCTCGACGAGTTCGGGCAGGTGGTGCGGATGGAGCGGTTCAAGAATTCCTGGCCGACGACGATCGACATCATCCTCGAACAGACCAAGACCACGAAGGCGCTCGTCGATTCGACCGGTGTCGGCGACGCGATCCTCGGTCAGTTGCAGCGCAACGGAGGGACGAACTACGAGGGATTCGTGTTCGGATCGAAGTCGAAGCAGCAACTCATGGAGGGGCTTGCGGTTGCTATTCAGAACCATGAGGTATATTTTTCAAATGGGGTATTGGTTGAGGAACTGGAAAGCTTCGAGTACGAACATTCGAGGACCGGGGTCTTGTACTCGGCCCCGGAAGGGATGCACGATGACTGCGTTTGCGCTCTCGCCCTCGCTCGTCAGGCACTGGTCACGACCGAAATCACGCCAGCGGATATCTGGTAATGCCTAGCCCGCGAGAGATCGTCAGTCTCGAGAGCGCACTGAAGTCGCACTTCACGAACGGTGACGTGAAGGCACTTGGCGGCACGAACACCGACAAGCTCATCGCGATGTTCCAATCGACCCCACCGGCTCGAGGTTCGAAGGAAACGCTCAAGATCTATTCCGAGATGCCATGGCTTCGCGCCTGTGCAGACAAGATCGGATCCTCCATCGCCACCATGACGTGGCGAGTTTTTGTAAAAGTGAAGACCGATGCGAAGGGCAAGCGGACCCCGATCGCCTACCGTCAGCTTCAGCACATGGACTGGCAGCAGCGCAAGGCCGAGATGACTCGGATGAAACAGATCGGGCAGTTGGTCGAGATCGAAGACCACCCGATTATCGATTCCCTCTACGCCTCCGGGCCGGTCCTCACCGGGTACACGAACCGTGAGTTGACGCAGAAGTACCTCGACCTGGTGGGCGAAGCGTTCTGGATCAAGGAGCGGAACGGCTCCAAGATGCCGACCGGGTTCGTGCCGGTGCCACCGACGTGGGTGATGAGGACGCCGGAGGAGGGGAACGAGTTCTTCGAGGTCCACCCACCCAGCGGCAAGATCACCAAGGTCCCGAAGGACGACATGATCTGGTTCTACCACCCGGACCCGAACGACCCCTACGCTCGCGGATCCGGCATGGGCTACACCCTCGGCGACGAGTTGGAGACCGACGAGTACGCCGCGAAATTCATGAAGCAGTTCTTCTACAACTCGGCTCGACCGGACTTCATGATCTCCTCGAACGAGTTGAAGCGCGAGGACACCGTCCGGCTAGAACGTCGATTCCTCGACAAGCTCCGAGGGTGGCGCCAGTCGTTCCTGCCGTTCTTCCTCAACCGCGACGTGAAGGTCCACAACATCGGGACCGACTACTCCCATCTCCAGATGCTCGACCTCCGCAAGTACCAGCGAGACGTGGTGATCCAAGTCTACGGAGTCCCGCCCGAGGTGATGGGCATCGTCGAGGCCTCGAACCGGGCGACCTCCGAAGTAGCCGAGTACCTCTACGCCCGGTGGGTCCTGACGCCCCGGCTCGAATTCATGCGGCAGATCCTCCAGCATTTCCTGGTGCCGGACTACGACGACCGGCTGATCCTCGACTACGACTCGCCTGTCGCACAGGACAAAGAACACATCCTCAAGGTCGCGACCATCGCACCGTTCTCGAGAATGGTTGACGAGTGGAGGACGATGCAGGGTCTGATGCCGCTGCCCGACGGGGCCGGTCAGGTCTTCATGAAGCCGCTCAACTTCGAAGCGGTCCTGATGGAGGACCTCAAGAATCCGTACTCCCAGCAGGACAGTGGCGAGGAACCGGAAGATCCGACCCCGCCGGAGGACCCGCCGGAAGTCGATGACGAGACCGACGACGAGGACGAGGCCGAAACTCCGACCGAGGAGCAGACGGAATCCGCGACGTGGTCATGGCCCGAGCTCATCGTGAATGCCGTCTCGCGCCAGCGGGTGACGCCGAGGGCCGGAACCCGGAGCGATCAGATCAAGGCGCGCCTCCGCGAGGCGATCATCGAAACGGCAGACAGTGCGCGGAAGAGGCACGAGCAGATCTCGCGACACCTCCTCGGTGGGAGCAGAGACGAAGCGATCGACGAGATCATGAAGTCCGCTCCGTACTCGATGGGTCCTCTGATCGCGAAATTGACCTCGGTCTACCTGATCGCCGCCGAGTTCGCATCCGCAAACCTGGCGCATTACGCCGACGACGAGAAAAAGATTTCAGCACTTGAACCGCTCTTCGAGTTGGATCGCGCCCGCAAAGATTGTGACGAGATGGTCCTCCGTGCGATCAAGACCTCGGTCGAGTTGACGCTCACCCAAGCGATCGGCGACATCGACATCGCGGATCTGATGTTCATGATGATCAACAGCATCGGCGTCCGAGCGTGTGACGTCGAGGAGTTCGTGAGGCTTGAGGGCGACGGCGACGAAGCTGTCCACCTCTACGAATCGTTCATTGAAGAAATGGCCGATCACCTGATCGTCCACATGTGCAATGCGGCAATGGAATCTCTCTGGTCCGAAGCTGTCCGCGAGGGCATCCTCGATCAGAATGGCGTGAGTAGGCTCTGGATCACGCGTCGCGATTGCAGGTCCTGCGACGAGTGCAAGGGCATGGACGGTGTAGCCGCCGAGATTGACAAATCTTGGGAATTGCCAGACGGTGGTACTGTGGTTACGCCGACCAAGGCACATATTTTGTGCCACTGCACCGAGCAACTCGTGCGAAAGGAGGCTCGAAAATGAAGCGGCTAAATGTAGAGCAGTGGCGTGAGTCGGGTGACCGATCTGATGCCCTCCTGCTAAAGTCTATGGATACAGTAGTTACGCAGGTCGCAGAAAATGATCGCGTACTCAACTTCGTCATCTCCAACGAGACGGTCGATTCTTACAACGATGTCGTAAAGGCAGACGGCTGGGATCTCTCTCGCTACCAGAAGAACCCGGTTGTCCTCTGGGCGCATGACGGTCGGCAGCCGCCGGTTGCCAAAGCTCTCGACATCGGCATCCAAGGAAAGAACCTCGTCGCCTCTGCGGAATTCGCCGACGCGGAGACCTATGCCTTCGCCGACACCATCTACCGTCTCCTCAAGGGCCGGTTCCTCCGGGCGACCTCCGTCGGGTTCTTCCCGAGGGAGTGGACCTACGACGAGGAGCGCGGCGGGTACAACCTGATCAAGAACGAGCTATTCGAATTCTCGGTCGTCCCCGTACCGGCAAACCCGGAAGCTCTCCAGATGGCTCTGAAGAGTGGCATCGACTGCGCTCCGCTCAGGGACTGGGCAGAGATGACCCTCGACCTCTGGGAGCCGAAAGGCGATCACGATCGTCCTCCGGTTTCGATCTGGGTACCGAAATCGCAGATTGAGAGCGTCTACAAATCGCTCACCCCAGAAGTGGTCTCTGTCACGTTCACCGTCGATCAAGCCGATAGCGGCAAGGATGCTGAGTTCCCAGGGACCGTCAGGATCACATTCGACGAGGACGAGGAGGCCGAGGCCGCTAAGGAGGCGAAGCAGGCGGCTGAGGACGCGCAGATGGATAAGTTCGTCGAGCGTCTCCCAGAGACCGTCGCGACCATGTCGGACGAGATCGAGGGGCTGAAAGCTCAGATCGATCAACTGCTGATCAAACTCAACGCCCAGCCGGTCGAGCCGGTGGTCGATTTCAACGATCTCTCCGAAGTCATCGATCTCAACTTCGACACAGAGGATGTCGAGGACGAGGTCAGCAGGTCCATCTTGGATCTGGAACTGGAACCTGAAGAGCTTCAGAATTGCATCCGTAGGCATTTGGAGCATGAACTCATGAAAAAAACCGGGAAACTACCAAAGGAGGTATAGAGATGCCCGAGAAGATCACAACCATCGAGCAACTGAACGGCTTCATCACGGAGGTCGTCAAGGAGGTCATGGGAACCGAACTGGAAGACCTTCGCAAGAGTAACCAGGAGCTCATCCAGAAGCTCCGCTCACAGGAGGCGCGTGCCAAGATCGAGACCCCCGAGAGAGGTCTCATGGCCGGTCGCTTCATGCGCGCAGTCGCCGCAGGAAAAGGCGACACCAATCGCTCCGTCCGCTTCGCATCCAAGCACTGGGGCGAAGGTGCCGATCCCATCGTAAAGGCTCTGGAGGCTTCGGACGCCGAGTCCGGTGGCGTCCTGATCCCGACCCAGTGGTCCGGCGAAGTCATCGAGCTTCTGAAGGAGCGCACGACAGTCCGGCGACTCGGACCCCGTGTCATCCCGATGCCGACCGGCACCATGCAGATGTCGAAACTGACCGGCGGCGCGACTGCCGGGTACATCGGTGAGTCGCAGAACCTGCCCGTCACCGAGCAGACCTTCGGCAACATCAACCTGACTTGGAAGAAGCTCGCCGCTCTCATCCCGGTCTCCAACGATCTGCTCCGGTTCAACACCGAAGGCGCAGACATGATCGTCCGTGACGATGCGGTGTCGGCGATGGCGACCCGCGAAGATCAGGCATTCCTCCGCGACGATGGAACACAGTTCACCCCCAAGGGTCTCCGTCACTGGGTCCCCGCAGATCACATCATGCAGGCGAATGCGACCGTCAACCTCGCCAACGTCACCAGCGACTTGCTGGCGATGATCCTGATGCTGCGTGAAGCCAACTGCCGGTTCCTCAATGTGAATTGGATCCTGGCCCCACGGACTGAGTTCTTCCTGCTCTCGCTCCGCGATGGCAATGGCAACTACGTCTACAAGGACGAGATGCTCCGTGGGACCCTCTGGGGATTCCCGTTCGGATCAACCACTGAAGTTCCGACCAACCTCGGGACCGGAACCGACGAGTCCGAAATCATGCTCATCGATTTCGCGGATGTCCTGCTCGGCGAGAGCAACACCCTCGAGGTCTCTGCATCCGACGTCGCGGCGTATTTCGACGGCACCCAAGTGCAAGCAGCGTTCTCGCTCGACCAGACGGTCATCCGTTTGATCGCGCACCACGACTTGCAGGTTCGCCACGAGAAGTCCCTCGCCCTCATGAACGAAGTGACCTGGACCCCGTAAGTCCAGACGACTCAAATATATAAAGGAGGAAACCCATGAACATCAATGACAAAGACGCCGGGTTCTATATGGTCCCGGTGGGTGCAGGCATCCTCGCTGGCACAGCAGGTGCCGAGGCCGCTGGCGCTGGCGCGATCGTAGATCAGCTTGCACATGACGGTCTTCGCTCGGGCGCGATCGTCGTCTTCGGTGAGGCAGTTCTCTCTCAGGACGAGACCATCACCCTCGACGACGTGAAGATCATGCACAGCGACGACTCGGGCATGTCCGGGGCAGTTGAGTATGACTACATGGAGGGGGCGCAGGACAGTGCCATCCTCGCAACCGGAGGCTCAGGCGGGTCCACCGAGGTGATCTCTTTCAAGCAGCGTATCAACCTCCAGGGGGTGAAACGCTACTGGCAGATCTCCATCGAACCCAACTGCTCCGCTGCTGGAACGGACACCTACTCGTTTGGCTTCGGTGTCGTCGCCATCGGGCAGGAAGCTCCAGCGGTATAGCTGAAGGGGGGTAGACCGTGAGACAGAAGAAGGAATTGATCGCGGTGCGGTTCGTTCATAAGAACGCTCCGTACAACGTCGGCGAGATCGCAGGATTCCCGGTTGATGTTGCCAGAAAGCTCGTCCAGGGCAAGAAGGCAGTCTTCCTCGGGGGCGATAAAGCCGACGACGACGGCAAGGCCAAAGAGGCTGCGCCGGTTGCCTTCGAAGCGGTTCACGTTGGTGGTGGCTACTACAAGGTCGGCGACCACCAGGTGAAGGGCAAGAAGGCTGCGGAGAAGTACGCCGCGAGCCTAAACGAGAAGTCTCACGGCGAGGCTCCAACAGCGGAGGAGTGAGGTTGCCATGCTCGAAATTCTGGACGCCGCACCGTCAACAGATCTGACGACGATCCCACAGGTCGTTGCCGAGATCGGTACGCTCACACCTGATCAGCAGGACTGGGTGGAGTTGGCAATCAGGTCGGCGTCTGCACTCATCGAGCAGGAGGCGAATCAGTTCTTCGCACAGCAACGCTATCGAGAAACCATTGCGGGGTCCGGGTCAACCGAGTTGATGTTGGCTCGGACCCCCATTCTTGGTAATCCGACGATCGTCTCTGTAGACAACGAGGTGATCGTCGATTTCACGGTCGATGACCGTGATGCCGGAATCCTGTACCGGCGTCAGGGGTGGACGAAGGACGTCTCGTACATTCGATCGATCACACACGATTTCCTGCCGGACGAAACGCATCCTCGATTCACCATCGAGTACGATGCCGGGTATTGGCTCCCGTCGTTTCAAGACGCCATCGTAGATGGTCAAACCCGTCTCCCAGGAAACATCGAACAGGCTTGCATCCTGACCATGAAGTCGTGGTGGCACAAGAAGAATCGTGACTCCACCGTTTCGTGGAAGCAGGTCGGTGACCTTGCGCTCGGGTACAGGGGCGACGCTGCTCCAAAGGGTGATGTTCAGATGCTGAACCTCCCGCCCGAGGCGCGGATACTGATCAAGCCAAGGATCTTCTGATGTCGTTCGAGGATGAATTCCTCGACGTCATGGTCGATACCGTCATCTGGGAAAAGAAGACCGGTGTCGATGAGTACGGGAACGCGATCTATGCCGCCCCGGTGACCATCCAGTGTAGGGTCGGGTCGAAGGCAACTCGTGTTCTCACGGCGAACGGTGACGAGGTCGTCGCAAAAGCAAGCATCTACACTGCCGGCGATTTCGACATGGCAGCAGACGACAAGATCACCCAGTCCAATGGTGAGTCCGATCCAGTTCTCAGAGTCGCACGCCCGCCAGATGGCGACGGAAAGCACCACGTCGAGGTCATGATCTGATGGCTGGGAAGGGTGGAGTATCCGTCAAGATCCTCGGAGCGAAGGAGGCAGTGCGAAACATCGCGCAGATGTCGAAGGCAGTGCGAAAGAAATTCTTCGAGACGATGGTCAAGCTTGCTGATGAAACTCTTCAGCATTCGAAGGACACCTATGTCCCGGTCCTCCATGGGCCGCTCAAGGAGTCCGGCAGGGTCGAGGCATTTCCGGGCAGGTACCCGAGCGTCCGCATCATCTACGGAAATTCGGAAGTGCCATACGCTCTCTTGCAGCACGAGAATACGCAGTTCCAACACCCGAGAGGTGGATCGGCGAAATACTTGGAACTTGCGGTGAAGGACTTCGAGCCGAGGTTTAAGAAGGATCTCCTCGAAGCCACGCGAAAGGAACTCTACAAGTATGACGTGCGAGCAAAGGTTTTCTGATGGTTGTTGACGAGCTCGCCGCGCACATCGTTGCCGATGGACTGGCAGTCCTCGGTGTGGATCTGTTTCTCCACGTCGCTCCTGACGACCCCGAGGAACTCACTGTCCTGACGGAGTATGCCGGAGACGAACCGGTGTGGATTCAAGATGGCGTGAAGATCGAACTCGAAAACTCGCGGGTCCAGTTGATGACTCGAAGCGGGCGACCGGAAGTCTGCCGCCTTCAAGCAGAGCGTGTCTACCAGTCACTCATGCAAATCAAAAACGAGACCCTGAACGGAACGCGCATCCTCTGGTGCCAACCGATCGACACACCGGCTATGATTGGTCGGGATGACAACGGCAGGTTCATGACGACCACGAATTTCAGGGTTGCAAAGGAGTTGACCAGTGTCTAAGAAAGTTGAAAAGGCATCCGTCGCCAAAACGTGGCATGGCAAGCCGATATACCAGTGCCAGATATGTCCGTGGAATACGCTCAACCAGGATGAGATGGATAAGCACTTCGCACGTCACGTCGCTGAAAATGCCCCCAAGGTTCATCGGGTGGACACCGGACTCATCGGCCCGAGTGGAGGTAAGATCGTTCGCGAGCAAGTAGTGGAGCCGGAAGCTCCGGCAGAGGAGGAATCCGATGGCTAAAGGAACAGAGATCGAAATCAAAAACCTTGGCGAGAAGAGTGGCATCAAGCTCATCGCCGACGATCAGGGCAGGGTGGTGATCGCCACCGAAGAGAGCATCCCACTCCAGCCGTCGAATCCTGGCGGGAAGCTCGACGAGTATGCGATCCACGACAACGAGAGCGCAGAGATCTCCGTACTCACGGCGAAGTCATCCCCGATCTCGACCGACGTCGTTCTCGGTGAGGACAGCGAAGATGGGTTCTCCAAGGTGAAGTTCGCTGTCGGCGACCTCAGTGGAGGTGGTGGCGGCGCGACCACATTCGACGGACTCACCGACACCCCGGTCAACAAGACCGGATCGGACGGGTTCCTCGTCAAGGTCAACGGTGTCAATCTCGACTTCCTCGACCCGGCGACATTCGCGCTGTCGGGCCATGACCACTCTGGAGTCTATTCTCCGGTCGCCCATACCCACACCGACTTCCTGCTGAAGACCGGCGGGATCATGTCCGGCAACATCGACTTCTCCGATGTGCAGGAGGGGATCCGGTTCTGGGATCAGGACGCCGCGTATTTCAAAGCGTTCTACTTTGACGACAGCCTTGGGATGATCGTCATCGGCGACACTGCGACCGGACTCGGCGGGCCTCCGCAGGTCTGGGCGAAGGCAGGAAGGTTCAACATCGGGTTCGATGGGTTTGGTGGTTGCGACCTCGGGATGTGGGAAGACACCTCTGGCGATTTCTTGACCGTCATGAATTTGGTCGATGCAGGGAATTTCAATGTCGGTCCATCGGATCGTCAAATCAATCTGAGGGGTTCAACAACTCGCCCGAACTACAACGACAATGAACTCGCTCTGAAGTC